AGGGACTCGTCCAGGGACTCGCCGAGGACTTCAGGGGTGCCGCAACTCGCCCCAACCCGACTCGACCGAGTGTGCGATATCGCACAGTTAGGGACTGGGCCCGAACAAGTTGTAAGAATTTTGTAATTTTTTCCTTAATTTTTGGCTAAAAAGTGGACTTGTTCGGCTTTTGTTAGTTTTTTCATTAAAAATATTCAAAAATAAATAAAAATAAATTAAAAAATTCGAAAAAATCAAAATGATTTTTGGACTTCAAAAAAATCAAAAATGAATTATTTTTATTCAAGAGCGTAAAAAGTTATCAGAAGTGTCACAACATTCGTCACATATCTGTCACACTTAAAAAAATTAAAAAACTTCAGAAAAAATAATTTATTTATATTATTTTAGAATTATTTATATTATACTGTGACGGTTTGGACGCTTGACGGTTCTTATATAAAATAATTCTTTCTATACCCCCTTCAAATAGATGAGGGGGTTCTCTAAGGGAAATATAGGGGCCTCAATACCCCCCTTTTTACAAGAAAAATCGGGCCTCTTCCAGTCCTAACCCCTTTCTTTTCAAGGACTTAAACTGTGACACCATCCGTCATGCCGGGAAGCGTCTCGGCCCGATTTTGGGCCCTTTCCAGCCCTCACTTACAAAAAAGTGTTCGATTTCCGAGCGGTTCAGACCCCCTTCCACTTCGAAAAATCAAAATAAATAGATTTTGCATTATTTTGGACCACCAAAAATAAAAAAATCCCTTCTCCTCCTTGACACCGGGCCCATCCCCCTCTAAGCTATAGGTGTCGAACGAAACCGCCGCCCCGGCCACCGCCCAGCGGCCCAACCATTCAGGAGACTGAACCATGAACAAGACCGACACCGTGAAACTGGCCCTTTCGAAGTGCCTGAGCCGGTTCAAGCCGTCCCAGGCTCCGGCGCACGATAAGACCTACCCTGTCGATGCGACGGTCACCATCCGAGGTCACCTCCAGGTCGGCTCCCCTTCCTTCCGAAAGCCCTCCCTCGATCCTTGGGCGCTTCTTGCCGTGCTCCTGGACCAGGTCCCGGACGCCTTGGAGACCCTCCGAACGGCCCTGCAGGAAGCTCCTCCCTCCCCGGAGGCCGTCAGGCTGGCAAAAACGACCCTACAAGCGACGATCCCGGCCCAGGGCGACCCTAGGCCCATAGCTCCTCGGGTCTCGTTCCAGGGCCTCCTAGAGGTCTTTGAGGAGGTGACCAAATGAATAGTTTTCATTCAAAAAACATGGGCGATCTTTTGCGACTCGAAAGATTCGTCAACAAAGTTACGGGCAAAAATTTTTCCTTCTGCATTACCCTCCTTTGCGAAGGGGAGTTACAATACTCCGTTCTCGAAGGGCCGTCAGGAGCGGAGAAGCTCCTTTGGTCGGCCCGGAGCGACGACTCCTCGCATTACGGGGCCCACGAAGGAAGTTTTGGAGCCCTATGGTCTTTCTACAAAGGCGTCCTCGCTTACCATCGGCTTCTCAACCCGGGGACCAACTCGAAAAAATAAAGGAGAAAAACAATCATGAAAAAGGAAGAAGTGCAAACGATCGCGGAAATTCTCGATACGATTCCCGGAGCACCCCTGGTCGTGGACGATCTTACTCGATTCGATTTGGAAAACTATCCAAATGACGCCGTGCTTTACCTAGTGGAACAGCCTTCTCGATTGAATCAACGAAACGTTTGGGCTTTTTGGAATTTCGAAAAAGCCTTGCAGTTTGTGCGAGGTTACAAAAAAGGAATCGCCCAGGGCTACTACTTGGGCAAGACCTCCAGCGAAAAGGAGCAAAACTAATGGCGACCAAATCTCCGTGGTTTGATATTATCGAGTCTTTTGCCGACGAGGACCTTGGAGAGAAGATCTTCAGCTGGTGTGAAAAGATCCAATCCCACTTCGGGGTCAACGTTCTCCCGGCAAAGATCCTTCGGGAAGATCTTCTGCCCTCCAACGTGCCGGGCCCGTATTTCATCTTGTCGGATACCGACAATGATACGCTCCTCGATCTTGAAGAGGAAAACCGGGAAGAGGACTTCGTTCGCTTTCTTAGGAATACTCAGAAGTTTTTCGAGGACGGTTCAGCGCTCCTGGCGGGCTTAGTGGATATCTACTATGATTTGGCGCATTCGGAATATTATTTCGACGAAAGATAGGAAGTAGGAAAATATGACAAAAAAGAAAATAACAGTTTACAAAGTAGTAGTGCATTTAGATCTGACTTCAAAACGGCGGTTTTCGTTTTCTGCGCCGGATGATGCGGTGGTGGACTACGTCCCCAATAAAACGACTCGGCCTCATAAGGGCTATGGACCCTTGGCGGCTTTCTCTTTGATCGAAGATGCGGTGAGATTTCTTCAATGGGAAGTTCGGCACGATAATCCCTGGCCTAAATTTGAGATTTGGGAAGGAGAAGCGGAACCATCAAAACATTTTACTCTCTGGAATCTTTCTCAACGGATAGGAAAAAGCAGGTTTCCCCCTGGGACCATCTTGGTGGACTCGTTTACTCCAAGGACTTTGATCGAAACATTTAAAACAAACCATTAAAAGAAAAGGTGGAAATCATGGGAAAAAGAATTACAGCCTATAAAGTTTTACGGGTAGCAAAGTGGGAAAGACTTTCCTATAGTGCGCCGTCGTCCGGATGTCTTCGATACTATTCCAACCAAAAGACGATTCCTCTGCCGAAGTGCGGACCTCTGGCGGTTTTCGATACGATCGAAAGTGCTAAGAAGTTTTTGGAAAGCCGAAGATTTCCCCCTTTTCATTATAAGTTAGAAATTTGGGAAGGTGAAGCAGAAGAAGCAGAAATTCAATGCGAAGTTTGGGTGCCGGGATCGCATTTGTTAATTCAAGAATTGCCAAAGGGAACCGTGTTAGTAAGATCTTTCATTCCTAAAAGATTGGTTTATGCCCTTCAATCGTAGTATGTACATTAAAAGAAAGGACTAGGAAAATGAACAAAGAAAGAGTGCCGTATATTCAACTTCGAAACTTGTTAGAAAGGACTGGAATGGAATTGGAGCATTATCCGAATAACACGATTCCCCGGTTTGAGCTTAAGAAGGATGCTTCCGACTACTTGCCGTCGTCGTTTGAGGGAGATCCGGAAATTGTGATGCATCGAGCGCAGACTTTCAAGGAAATCATTGCGTATTTGTCAGGTTTTGCGGAAGCCTTGGAATGGGTTAAAGAGAACGAGTGGGGAAAGGGGAACGACGATGACAAATAGAGGTGGTTGCGGTGGTGACCGTGGCAATCTTGCTTACTTCAATATTTTGTTAAAATGGAAAATAAATGGAAAATCCACTAAAAAGAATTCTTCGTAAAGTTGCGGAATTTGAGGCGCAAGCCAGAAAGGAAATAGTTATGGCCTATTTAAGCATCCAAGAATATATTGCAAAAAGTATTCAGAAAGTATCGGGGCGGCCTACGATTGATCCAGAAGAGCAGGAATTTTTGGAGGAGATCGAGGACTTGCTTTTTGAATTGGAGACCAGTTTTGGTTCCTTTTTGGACGTAGTGCTGGATCCGAAGCCCTTTACTTGGATTGTTCGAAGTCGTAAAGATGGAAGAATCTTTTACGAATCGGAAGAAATCGAATTGGTTTTGGCATTCTTGCGAGGAGTTGAAGTAGCATGGAGGGAAGACTAATGGAAAAAGTAAATGCCTTTAAAGTAGTAAGCATTTCTCCTCCCAGCACCTTAAAGTCGGAAGGAAGATTGGAATCTTATTTGGGAGTAAAGTGGCTTTCGAATTTTGGCCGGGTTTACGCTCCCGGCAAGCTTACGAAGAGACACCCGAACGGAGGACCGCTGGCCGCTTTTCCTACGTTGACTGATGCGGCGATAATGATGGTAAATGAATTTCCTCATCCAACCTCATCAGATATCATTAAAAATTATGGAAAATGGAAAGCAGAAATTCCTTTTGAGGTTTGGCATGCAACGGTTACAATTTCGAGAGATAAAGTGCTATGGACTCGCATGGGCGGGTATGAACAACTAGATGATTTAATGGACCGTCCCTTTAATACGATTTTTTGTGACGATATTATGCTAGTAAAAAGAGTTGAACCAGAAGAATTTGAAAAGGTTTTGAGATCGGTTATTTTTAATATGGACTGTGGAGAAAAATAAGGAGGCCAAAACATGAACAATCCAAAACTCATTTGTGTGAATTGCGAAGAAATTCCGGAAAACTTTTTGAAGCTCGCGCGGCGGTTGCCTTGGGTAGAGGTTGGTTACTTGGGCGAAAGGCTGGCCGTGGTGGACGACTGCAAGGAAGTCCTTTTTGTCACCGATAAGGGAAATTGGATCGCTTTACGGGACTACCTCAAGACCGCTGTCGCGACCTACGAGGGCAATGCTGATTATTTTAAGAGGACCAACACTAAAAACATTAGCCGAAAGGCGGTCATTGATTGGATCGGATATGATCGCAGAAAGGGGGCCAGTAAATGAGCTGGGAAAAGCGGGAAGAGGAACATTGTGAAGTAATCGAGAATGCATTTGAATTGATGCACGAAGTCTTGGATCATGTTCGCCAGGGTACGGAGGACCCTGGCTGGACCTTGATTACGATTTATCAGAAAATTCAAAAATTTATTGACAAATGGGAGCAGAAAAAATGAGTTATATTGAATATGTAGAGCCAGAAGATAGGATCTTTTCTTGGAAAGAAGTACTTAAGGCCCTCATAAAATTAGGAAGGCCGATTATCGAGGTTGCAAAAGCTTTTCCTCGTGAATGGGATTGGAAAAATTTTTCTAAAAAAGTTATTTCGATTCCTCTTTTTCAGACTCCTCATTATAAATTAACTTTGAGACCTTTTTTCTTCTTTGAAAAGAGTCAGTATTTCTTAGATAAAAAAGGCCCTTTACATTTAGCCTTCGAAGTAAGGGAGAATGGGCAAGCAAAGAAAGATGGATTAGAAATCGTAGCAATCAGCAACAAAGAATCTTGGATTCTAGAAGATGAAGTAAAAAGGGCGACTGAGTTTTTGGACTTTTTGAAATTTTACCATAAGATTTTAGTGAGGGTAAAAAAATGATTGAGTGGGAAGAGGCACAGAGGACTATTACTCTTTTTGCCAGATTACTAGATTGTCGTGCTGGAAAACTGTTATTGAAAGGAAAAGCTTTTATTGTAGTAGCTATCGACGAGCCCTATTATCTTTCGGTGTATAAAAAAATTAGAAAATACGAAAAGAAGAGGGGGACTTGGACAGAAATGGATGAAATAGAGTTTATCGAAAAGCGGCAAAAGTGGCAAGATCAGATGAGGCAAAGGAGAAATAACGATGATTGAAAAAGACTATGATGCGGACGTGATTAAAATTCTTCATCCGGATAGTCGTGAAGTTTTGGCAGTAAGAAGATGGAATCCATTTAAAGCTAATCCTGGATTGGGACGCACTGGAGGCTATATTTGGTCTTCCTCTTTTCCCTGGGTACAGGAGATTTTGGATCGGTATTCTTCCGGCTCAACTATTGCGGCCTTGGATGAAGCAATTATGGAGGCGCTCCGTTATGCCAACTAGACGACGTAATAAAAAAGGGGCAAAGGACGTTCGCATTTGGTGCGGAGAAATCAAACCGTGGGCTCCTTTCGCTCTCTTCATTGACGACGATATCGGTGGCGGACTTGTTCGGGTCTTCGATTTGGTGCTGGGATTTAGCAAGGGCGGACTGGCGGAAATGACCATGGCCGCTCACCCGGCCAGCCGGGAAGATCGAGCGGCGCTCGTGAAGGCGCTTCGAGGACTGGGATTCAAGCCCAAAATTCGATACGATTGGAGAGAACGATATTATACTGTTGCAGAACAAGGCATTTGGGGAGCGATTTCTGGAAAAAAGTTTTAGATTCTACGAGGTCTTGGCGTATAGTCTTTTCACCGTGGAGGAAGTTGAATTTCTCAGGGGGAAAACTAGACTAGAAAGTAAAGATTATGTTTGTAGCAAAACGCAACATTCCCAGAGCGGGCTCCTTGGAGGAGATTGGCTCACGGGTACGACTTTATTCTAGGACTCTTTTCGAAGAGGCCGTAAAGAAGCATTGGGATTTTGATGCCCATTTCTTTCCGTACTTCGTGGAAAGTGATGAAGAATATTGTATCCCCGCTCAAAAGAAGTTTCTTTCTACGGTTCGTAAAAAGGCGGATAATTTTCTCGCTCAAGATTTCCTTATTGATTTTGACCTAAAGAACCACAAAAAGTGGGAACACTTACACGAAGTAGAAAGCGTTTTGTCTGATTTTTCTCTGGCTCTTCAACTGGCGCAAATTCCTGACCCTACTTGGGTCTATTCTACTCTCCACGGTTTTCGAGCCGTTTGGAGCCTCCAGAAACCACTTCCAGTTGACGAATGGGAAATGTACCTTCAAGCTTTTCTCGTGGCTCTGGAGCCGGTTTCTGCGGCTCTGACGGACCTTCACCTGGATCTTTCCTGCGCGGACTGGACTCGGTGCTATCGCTTGCCCTTCGTGACCCGCGACAACGGGATGCAGACTTGGAAAGAGGACTGGTCGCTGTTACTGGGGCCGGGCGAGACTTTGAATTTAGAAGACTTGAAAAAGGTCTGCAATAATTTCCTCGGTAAATTTTCCTTGAAAAATAAGGGCCAAAAAGAAGAGGATCTAGAGATTGAAGAAATAGAAGATCCTCAGCCCACCGAAGAGGAAGTCTTTCGCACACTTACAAATCAAGATGGATTGATCCATCCAGAAGTAGTAAAAATTATTTCTAAATTTAAAGGCCAATCAATTTTCCCCTACCTTTATTACGGGCATATTCGTGGGCGGCACAAGGCTTCACTTCCCGTAGTGGGAAAAAGATATCCTTTCTTGAAACGAGCCACGGGAATGCTGGTGGGATATCTGATGGCGTGGTTTCCGGATGAGGCTACTCCACAGCTTGCTTATGCACTTCTTTATCATTTGACAAAAGCAATGCGAATTCAGGGATTTGAAAAGGATCCTCCGGAATTATTGTGGGATTTGATCAAATTCGCTTGGAAACGTGAAGCGGCGAGAGTAAAAAAGACTCAAGAGGAAGAAGAAGATTATTTGACCCAATTAGTGCACAGGGTGGAGAAGTGGAATACTTTGCCGGAATTTACTACCAAAAGCCTGGGAGAAAAGAAGGAATGGATCTTGAGCCATCTAATGCTTTTGCATTCTGCCAGTGATAGAGTTTCTTTTTTACATGCTGAAACAGGGCAGTATACAGCTCCGGTTTTCAAATTTTCTAAAATTCAAATTCGTAATCAATTACTTGCCATGGGGACAGCTCGTTTTGTTGAATTTACAAAACCTGTAGGAGAGAAAGAAGTTCCAGTTTCTCTTGAGGATATTTATATTCAACATGGAAAGATTCTTTTAGAATTTCGAGTTAATTCTACTATTCCAACTTGTCAACTTGAGATCAAAGAAGGAGGATATATTCTTTCGATTCCTCCAGATAGAGAACCTGATCTACCTGCGGAATACAATCAAGATGTTGATAGATGGTTAAGGACTTTTATTCCCCCTCTTTTATGGAAATCATTTTGTCAGTGGTTAAAAGGGGCTAAACGTTTTGATCATCCGCTCTCTGCTCTTGCATTGTTGGGAGCTTCCAGCGCGGGTAAATCTATGCTTGCTCGGGCTATTGGTCAATATTTGGGATTTGGAATTTTTGCCGATGAAAGCGTGTTGAAGGACTGGACTGGACAACTTAGGAATACCGCTTATGTAGTGCTGGAAGAAGGACTATCCAAAAGCATCAACCGCACGGGGGAATACGCAAAAAGATTTAAAAGTCTATTGTCCGGGACGCCAATCTTGGGCAATGAAAAATATGGAATGCAATTCAGTTTGACGTGTCTTGCACGAATTGTTATCTGTGCAAATGAACCAGAGGAAGTTCTGGAGGGGTTGTTCGAATCTTCGCGTTTGAGAAAAAATAACCGCAAAGCCATTAATGATCGTTTCTTGATCATTACTATTTCTGATGAGGCTTTTAAATTTTTAGAGGAACGGGGTCATTGGAAATTAACTCAAGATTGGATTGATAAAAAGATTTTAGCCAAGCATTTACAGTACCTTGCAGATTCAGTGGATTACGTAAAAGACAAGAGATTTCAAGTTGAAATTCCAGAACAAATGATGGAATTGCAAGAAGAGTTTTTGGAGGAAGAGGTCGGTAATAATGAAGAATTTGTTTTGGCTGTAATGGATGCTTTACAATTTTATGCAAAAACTGGACATCCAAAAATTAAATTTGCTAATTCTACAATTTGTTTAACTGTAACAGTATTAGATGAATATTTTACAAAAACTAAATATGGTCGAAGATGGTCTAATTTAAGACAAATTTCAAAAGCATTAAAAGAAATATGCTCGAAATGAAGGTATAGATGTAGATAAAATTTGGAAAATCTTTGAAGACCGAGAGAAAACAAATAAAGAGGAATAGTTATGAAGTTAGAGCCGCACGATTTTACATTTTGTCCTCTTTGCAATCAAAGCAATGTTCAATTGGCAGGAGTAGCAATCATCCTGCCCACAAAATATGTAAAAGAGTTTCATTTTCAATATATTAATTTAAAACGAGGTATGGAGGGAAATTCAATTTTTGATGTAGATAGAGAGAAATTAGAGTTAGATGTTGATAGCGGCGTAATTCTTTTTTATCATTGTCGAGATTGTGACCATCAATGGAGAAAATATGTTACTAATTTTGACGAGTGTATAGTTTCAATTGAACAAAATGGAGAAGATCCATTTGCAGATCTTGAGGAAGATGAGGAGGAAGATGATGAGGATGAAGACGACAACGAAGGAGAAGAATGGAAAAACCAATGAGAATATCAGCAACACAAATTAAGGCTTTTGCGTGTCCTAGAAAATGGGCTCTCGAACGAATTTGGGGCTTGTCCTTGCCTATGGGCGATGCCTTCGCTTGGGGAAGTATTCTCCACCGCATTATGGAACGTTGGTTGAAAGCTAATGATAATGGGCGGGATAATGCGGGAAATCCTGTCGATCCTTTTGCTGGAAAGTGGTGGGTCTGGGAAGAGCGAGGTACTTTCTTTGCCATGGATGCGGCGGATCAAGAATTAGTGCGGACGCTCTTTACCAAGGCGGTGAGCCAAGGCATAATTAAGCGCACTCCGGGACGTATGATTGAGACTTGGATTAAAATGCAAGTTATTCCTGGAGTTGAAATGGTGGGCAAGGTAGACAATCTCAATTATAAATTTGGAATTGTGGAGGACCACAAAACTTCATCCAAAAAACGTTATGCTCTTTCTGAAGCAGCTTTGCGAAAAGACATTCAAATGATGAGTTACGCTAAGTATTTGATCGATGAGGTACCTGGACTAGATTATGTAAGATTGAAACATAACTACTTCATAAAAGACCACAAAAACCCAGAAGTCTTTGAGCGTTCGGTGCTAGTACCAAGAGATGAAGTTGAAGCATTTTGGCAAGATGAAATTATTCCAATTGTAAAACAGATGTTAGAAGTAGAAAAACAAATTAAAGTAGAAAAGAAGACCTGGGAAGAGATCCCTCGTACCGGAGCGCTCTGTAATGCTTATGGAGGATGCGCATTTCAGCGACTTTGTGCTGGATCAGAAACTTTTGAAGGATGTAAGGTTCGGTTAGAGCGGATGGGTAAAAAAATTCTAGAACAAATGGAGGCCAAGAAAATGGGTATTTTCGACAAGATCAAAAAGGACAATGAAGTTAAGGATGCCGAAGTTAAGGAAGAAGCTGAAACAGCGACTCCGGAGGTTCCGGCCCAGCAGGGAGAAGCGCCAACGCCGCAGGCTCCGCCGGAGTGGGCTCAGCCGGGTTGTAAAGCTTGTGAGGGGACTGGATATAATTCTAAGGGAAAGCCTTGCCGCATTTGTCAGCAGGTTTACAAGATTCGGGGTAAGGCCACTCCTCCGTCTTCTCCCCCTTCTCCCCCTCAGCCGAAAGCCGATGCGCCGCAGGTTACCAATTATGAAAAACCGACTGAAGCTCCGACTCCTCCGAAGAAGAGAGGACGAGGTAGGCCCCGCAAGGAGGAGACTGCTTCTAAGGAAAAGAAGGAAAAGAAAGAGTCCAACAAATTTACGCTTTATATCAATTGCGTCCCCACAAAAGGTAAGAAAGGGGAGATGTTGGATGTTTTGATCGAAGAGATCATGATGGACGCCAAAGCGGAAAATGAAGAAAAATTTAAGGCTTTAGATTTTTATCAGAAGCGAGAACTGGTCATTAATGCTTTGCGAAGAGATATGTATGAGATTCCTACCCATTTAATTGGGCGAGAGAATACTCCTCTTCAGAAGGCCGTCCTCGCTTTCCTTCGTAGTCGGGCTAAAGTTGTCGTGGAGGCGCTTCAGAACTAATGGGTCTTTCGGATAAAATACGCGCCAGACTCCAACAAAAGGAACAATTGGAATCGAAGATTGTCCCTTTGACGGAGAAGCTCCAGTCGAGAAAATCCACTAGGGTGGACTCGCACAAGAGTGAAATGGCGCGTATTTGTGATCTTCCTTTGATAGAAAAATTATCAAAGAAAGAAATTGAAAGACTTAATTATCAATGGGTAGATGCTAGGGCATATCGAGAAGGTTTCCGTTTGTTTAATGTTCAGGTAGAAGCTATCAATAGTTTTATTAAATATGGAGGATTATTTGCTCCAATTTCTGTCGGTGGTGGAAAGACGCTGATTACGTTAAAGATCGCAGACTGGGCTTATCATAATGACATTTCCAGATCACTTCTTATCGTTCCGTCTCAAGTTTATGAACAATTGATAAAAGTAGATATTCCGATGGCACGGTGGAACCTCAGTCTATCGATACCTTTTTATTTTTTGGGAGGGAAATCAAAAATTCGACGTAAGGCAATTGTTTCGGCAAAAAGGGTGGGTTGCTACATCATGCCGTACAGCTATCTTTCCACCACCGACACCTCTTTTCTCCTCAACACAATTGAACCAGAGTTAATTATTTGTGATGAAGTGCATCGGATTAAAAATAGAAGAGCGGCACGGACACGGCGATTGATGGATTACATTACAAATAAACAGCCCCTTTTAGCGGCTCTCTCCGGTACGATCACTTCAAAAAGCATTATGGATTATCAACATTTAATTCGATATGCTTTGGATGAGCACTCTCCAGTTCCTCGTATTATTGCCATGGCTCAGGACTGGGCAGGAATACTAGATACCGAAGTCCAGCCGTCAGAAAATCAATTAAAGATTTTGCAACCACTTAGAAAATGGGCGCAACGAAATTTTCCAACAGAACCATTTCCTTTCACGGTTGCCGGAATGCGAAAAAGTTTTAAACAACGTTTACATTCTGCTCCAGGAGTCGTGGCCTCTTTTGAATCCGGAATTGGAACTAGTTTAATTTTCCACAATAAACCAGCACCACAGCCGGGAGAGCCGTTGATGGAGCTGATCAAAAAGGTGGAAGAAGATTGGAAGACTCCAAACGGGGACGAAATTGATTTTGGAATTCATAAATTTAAGTGGCTTTATGAGTTGTCCTCGGGTTTTTACAATCAGTTAATCTGGCCGAGTGAAGAAGCTCTGGCAGAACGAAAAAAGATTAGTTTGCCTGAAGCGAAAAGCATTTTAGAACGAGCGAAGGAGCACCATGCCGCTACCCAAGAATATGCGGCGGAACTTCGAGAGTATCTAAAAAATCCTCATCCGGAAGCAGATACTCCAATGTTGGTGGGCCTGGAGATTTCCAAGAATGGGGGGCGTCGTGTAGGTTCGACCTTGGCTAATTTATGGAGAAAGGTGAAAAGCCTGGACTTTGAGGGACGACCCGAGCGGGACCAGTCCCAGGTTCGAATAGATGATTTCAAGATTCAGGAGGCGATTCGGTGGGCGCAACAGGTGAAGGGCGGGGCTTTGCTCTGGATCTACCATCAGGAGATGGGCCGCTGGTTGGTCGAGGCTATGCGAGAAGCGGGCCTAGAGCCGCTCTACGCCCCCGCAGGGGCGCATGGAAACCGGGTAATCCTAAATCCCAAAAACCAAGGTCGCCTCATCGTAGCGAGCATCTCTGCCCATGGAGAGGGCAAGAATCTGCAAGCCTTCCAAGAGCAATACTTCCTTCAGTGGCCTCGCTCGGCCAAGGTGGCGGAGCAGGTTCTCGGACGGACTCACCGCCAGGGACAGAAAGCCGATACCTTAGTGGTGGAGATGAATCGGACTCTTCTCTTCGACCATATTATGTTTGCAGCCTGTTTGACGGATGCGCTCTACATCCATCAAACGACGGGTAATCGACAGAAATTGGTTTTTGGGAGCTATGCTCCCTTGCCTAAGATCTATTCTCCAGATTTCCTCCAGGAACACGGGATGCAGAACCGGGATCTCTCACAACGAGACAGGCACTTCATGCAACAGAGATTTGGAAAATTTCAAGATTTTTTAGCACAATCTCCAGGAAAGGGCGTATAGTTAGATTAGACGTTGATACATTAGAGCCGCAGGGCGGCAGAAAGGCACTATCATGGGAATCTTTGATGGAATTGAAAAGGCACGGGCTAGCAAGGGCGGCAACTACGAGCGGGCTGGACGCTATTATGAGTATGTTCGGCGGGTGAAGCTCGACAAGAACCGGAAGGGAATCGAGTTCATTGCCGTGGAGAAGGTGGTTCTCCAGGTGATTGCTCTCGATCCTGTGGAGGAGCCGCATGGGGTGGGGGAGCAGATTACGCACTTGCTCATGAGCGACAAGGACAGTTTCTTGGGCAACGTCAAGGCGATGATTGGGGCGATGTTCGGAGAGGATGCCGATGCCGTTTCGGCGGCAGATGCAGAGATGGTGGTGAGCGACACTCAGCCCGCCGCTGGGCTTGTGATTGAGGTGAACAACCGCCAGATCACTACCAAGGCGGGTCAGCCGTTCACGCTCGTGAATTATGTTCGGGCCCTCTCTCCGGAAGAGGTGTTTCAGCTGATTTCTCCCGAGAATCTGGAGCGAGCGCTTTTGCCTGAAGAGCTGGACTCCCTCCGGGCTGCTGTAAGAGGTGAGGAGTAATTAAAAAACAATGAGTCTGGGTCTTGCGTTGATTTGATTCGGCCAAATGCCTGCGGGCGGCGTTTCACAACGGAGACCTGGACTCGTTTTTTATTGGGGAGATTGATCATGCCTACGTATGATTATAAATGCAAAGCCTGTGGCAGAACATTTTCTATCTTTCAAATGATGAAAGAAGGAAAGAAACGCAAATGCCCTTTTTGTGGAAAATTAGCTCTGATTCGATTGATTGGCACTGGAGGAGGAGTAATTTTTAAAGGCAAGGGCTGGCCGGATATTGAGAGGCGCAGAGCCGAACTAGAAGATAAACAAAAGGGACGTAATAATGATCTTGGCTTTTGATACAGAAACATTTCCGATTGGCGCGGAAGCTCGGTTCCCTAAAGTAGTTTGTCTAACGGCTTACTATGAAGGACAAGAACATATTTGGACCGATGCTACTCCGTCGATCATGAAGGAAGTTTTTCGTTCTTGGTTAGCCAATGATCAAATTACTCTTGTTGGACATAATGTAGGTTATGATCTTCATTGCTTGAAAAATACTTTTCCTGCTTTGGAGCCCTTGATTTGGCAAGCCCTTGAAGATGGACGAATTACCGACACTAGAATCCGAGAGAAACTTCTCAATCTTTCTACTACAGGGCGGATGGACGAAATAGTATTGCCCAACGGTGACACTAAACCTCTGAAGTATCATTTGGCGGAGTTAGTAAAACACCATCTAGGAGATAACTTGGATGAAGAGAAATCAGGAGAAGAAACTTGGAGATTAAATTATCATCTTCTTTCTGAACTTTCTGCTGACCAATATCCGGAAGATGCTCGACGTTATGCAATCAATGACGCCAAATATACTTATTATATCTACGAGAATCAAGCAGAACGGGTCCAGAATGCGGGCTCATTGAAAACTGAATTCTTCCATACGGCGGCTGATTTTTGTTTGAAATACCTGACGGATCGAGGGTTTAGAATAGATCAAGAAGGGGTAGAAAAACTCCTTGAAGAACTTAAGAAAGAAATAGCCCCGGAAAAATTGTCCTTGCTTGTGGAGGAAGGCGTTCTTCGTCCGCCGGTGCCTGCGCGTCCTTACAAAACCCATCCGAATAAATTCACTAAACCGAAGCCTGCTTCTATTAATAAAAAGCGATTGATTGAAATTGTGAAAGAGGTGGCGGAAGCCAATGGAGTTGAACTGCGGTATACAGATAAAGGAGCTGTTTCTGCTGATGCGCAGATGCTCAGAGAATTGGCCGACTTTTCTCCCGTCTTGAAGCAATATCAAGACCGGCAGAAAGTGAATCGTCTGATTACTACTGAACTTCCAAAATTGGATGCACCGGAAGTCTTCCCAGAGTATGATGTATTGAAGGAGACCGGTCGGACTTCTAGTTACGGAGGCAAGCTCTATCCATCTACTAATATTCAACAAATAGATCCACGGGCCCGCCACCTCTTTCTTCCTCGGGAAGGTAAGGTTCTGGTTTCAATTGATTACGATGCTATAGAGTTAGTAAGTTTGGCTCAAACATTGTTGGATCTTTTTGGACGTTCAAAATTAGCAGAATTGCTACAACAGGGAAAAGATCCACACGCTTATTTGGGGGCGCATCTTGCTGTTCATCTTGATGAAAATTTCAAAAAGAAATATGCGGATAAAGATTCTGAAGAATTGTATGCAATTTTTGTTGCATTGAAGCATAGTGACGATGAGGATGAGCGAAAATTCTACAAGCATTGGAGAAAGTTTGCTAAGCCCGTTGGACTAGGCTATCCTGGCGGTCTGGGAGCCGCTACGATGGTGAAGTTTGCAAAAGCAACTTATGGTGTTGTAGTAACAGAAGATGAAGCTCGTACTTTAAAAGATCTCTGGTTTATGACCTTCCCTGAAATGCAAGATTATTTTCAATACATTAATCAGCTTGGAGATATCAATGATGAATTTTCGTATAAAACCATTTTGGGGATGACTCGAGCGGGAGCTTCCTATTGTGCGGCGGCGAATGGCGTGGGGTTGCAGTCTCGTACTGCAGAAGGGGCAAAGATTGCTATTTTCAAGTTAGTGCGAGCTTGCTATGATTGGACTCAAAATTCTATTCTGTACAATCAAGCTTGGCCTCTGGCGTTTATCCACGATGAAATTATTTTAGAGATTGTGGAAAACAAATACATGACTGAAGTAGCGGACGAGGCCGCTAAACTTTGGCGTGAAGGAATGCAGATGGTAATGTCAAAAATTCCTGTCAAAGCCCAGCCTGCTCTGATGCGCCGATGGGACAAGCGGGCTGAAACCATTCGACTTAAGAGTGGCAAGTTAGAAGTTTGGGAACCGGAAGAGGAGGAAGAAAAATGATGTCAATTCGTGAAGAATTTCAGCAAGAGATAAATCATTTACAAGAAATAATTGATGAGACAAATAGGTTTCTAAAGAAAATAAAAGCCTATAAAAAAGAAATCAAAGAAGCTCAAAAACAGGCACATTATATTTTTGTTTCTTCTAAGCGTGCAGCAATGCGTAGGGCTTCTTTAGATCTAACAAAGGCTTTGGTCAGTTTAAGAAAACCTTGGAGGCATGTAAAATGACAGAAATAGATCCGCGTTTTAAATCTCCATATAATCACGATATTAATAATCCCCATGAGGCTTGTCGGTATGATGAAGGAAAACCTAGAGTCGAATTGGTTCCCTCAGCTCTTATTCTCGAAGCCGCTAAAGTACTTACTTTTGGGGCTCAAAAATACGGATCACACAATTGGACTAAGGGACTCCCCTGGCTCCAGCCTTACGCTTCAGCCATGCGGCATCTTTTGGCATGGCACCGAGGAGAAGATCTTGATTCCGAGTCGGGCCTACCGCATCTTGCCCATGCTATCGTCAACTTGGCAATGTTATTGCACTATTCGAAATATAAAATTGGACGGGACAATCGACTTGATCCAAATACCGGCCAGGAAAAGAAAGAATAGAACCATGAAATATGTTTTTGGAATTGATCCGGATCTACACGATTGTGGGTTTGGTTTTTATAATTTAGAATCGAAGAATATCTATGATTATGGAATTATTTCGGTCTCTAAAAAATATAAAGGCAAAGATGCCGTTCTTGCTATGGCCGATAAGCTGTTGTGGTTTTTTGATCAATATATTTGGAGCTATATTTCTTTAGTAGACGAGTGTGAATTGTTAATCATTGAGGGTCAACAAATTTACACGGGAAAAGGACGGGCCCGCCCAAACGACCTTTTAAAGCTAGCGCATGTTACTGGAGCTATTCTTGGAGCAGCGACACCCGCTCTTGGTCCGTCTCTAGTTCGTATTCCTACTCCCAGAGAATGGAAGGGCAACGTCCCGAAGCCCATCCACCAGGAGCGTACCTGTAGGGCCCTAGGATGGCCCTGTAAGAGGACGCAGGGCTATACTTACCCTACGGGGTCTCGGGGGGCACACTTCAAGCCTGGGGAGTGGAAACAGGTTATGGATGGAATAGGTTTGGCTCTTTGGGGCGCTAAGACACTTTAGTGCGGAGTCCGTCGAAAGTTCGAATGATTTCCATTTGAAGATTTTTTGAAACATCTCCAAGTAGTTTCTCGATTGCTGGGCCTGATCTAAGAATGGCCTTTTTGAAAAAGGGATTGCCTTTGATCGCTCGGCGATTTTTACACCACACTAAAATTCCTGCCTTTTTTAGAGCGTAAAACTTTCGACGACTAAGTCGTAGCCGTTTTACCTGACTCCTTTTGATCGGTCGTCCCCATCGCAGACGGGGATCATCTTTGGGATTGGGAAACCAGACCATGGACACGCCACGAACTCGTCCCGTGCCATCGTGGACAAATCTGGCCCAGTAGTGCGGCACGTATACTTTGATGACCCCATTTCCAATTTGGCTTTCATCAATTGCCATAGCCCGGCGCAAGGTCCGGCTACGGACCTCGCGCTGGGCTAAGAATTTAATTTTGCGCGCCGCGATGCGCAAGTAGTTTTGAACGTATTTACGCATTGGTCTGATTTCTTTGCGTGGTCCGCTTCTCCTTATCATTTAGAAGTCCATCCGCAGGATTTCTTCCGCCCGCCGCCGCAGGTTCTCGCATTCGAGCAAGAGTATCTGCAGGCTTAGTCTTCTTGAATTGCTTTCCCATCTCATCGGTAATCGTGTTGAAGGCAAAATCTTTCCGCCGAAGCTGAAGCGCCTTTCCGATGGTGTTGGCAAGAATAGTCTGGAACAAATGCTGGGCCGGACCGATCACCAAAGTCTGGAACGAAAGAATGGCATTCGGAAGTTCATTGGCCGCTCCGAGCTTCCCAGGAATTTGGATATTAGCAAGGGCGGGTGGAACTCTGTGAGCTGTTACGATTTCCAATGCCAGATTTGTCATTCGATCTGAGAAACCTCGATCAGAATTCTCTACTGCAAGCTTTTCTAGCTGAATTTTAACCGCCTCATCGGGAATATTTAAAGCGAGACTTTTGTGACTGTTGCCGAGCCCGATCCCATTTTGTAAAGCCGTCGTTAAGGTATCCCAAGTTTTCTTGTCGATCTGTTTTCCAAGAGCGAAGAGCAAGAACTCAGGTACACCTCGATTCAAATAGAAATCATAAGAGAATTGATGCATACATTGGACCAGTTCGATAGCCGCTGTAGCAGAGAGCCAGCTAGGCACTCCATACCAACGGCTAAGATTTCCAGGTTCTTTAAATTGAATAATTTCAGAATAAGTAGGGCCACTTGAAGCATATTGTTTGTAAGTGCGACTAAAACGAGTATAATCACCGAACCTAGCAAAGTGCGTTACCCCATGCGCTCCCACGACTTCGTAATGATAATTCATTTTATCGTCTTCAAGATTGACGAAAACATTTTTGGCGGGAATATGGTGCAGTCCGGTAATTGTGCCAGACTTTTTCAGCCGCACCACTTCCAAATACCCATTGGCATTGGCATGATAATCTTCGGAAATGGCCGAGATCACTTCTTGCCAAGAGATCACACAATAGCGATCCAGGCGACTTTCGATCTTGTCGTTCTTCATGCCGAGCCCTACGTGGGCGGATTTCTTGGTCTCGATACAGTTGGCGTGGTGGGCATTGAAATTCTTGAAGCTGTTGGTGGCCTCTAGATTGAAGGGGCGAGTCTTCCTCCCATGGGGGAGCTGGATATTGCTGTCCCTGGGCGTGGCCGCCTTCAAGATGTAGGTGGTCCAGGATTCTTCCGAGGATCGCCCCAAGGTGGGATACAGCTCCGGTGCGTCTACACGAACAAGCACGGAAGCTTTCGAGATTTCTTTTTCTTCTTTAGTCATAATTTTTGTCCTTTCGCCAAAATTTTGGGGAAATTAGATACATCTATCAAAAAATAGTCGCTAACTTTTTTCGCCCTTTTGCGTATCAAGGGGGAACAAAGTGCGAACCCTCTTTGATACGCACTTTTCCCAAAAAAGTTTGTGAAAAATTATTGAGGCGTGAAGATATGAGAAAGATCAAGAAAGCTAAGATTCAGTTTATCTCTTTGGTTCCTAAAGGGGCCAATAACTTTCCTGTTCTTTTCAAAGCAGATGGAAGTATTGAGATCCGAAGCCTTACCAAGATGCAAGAGGAAGGGGAACTGCTCTCAGTGGTTTATGCTCCTGGGATCGTAGATTCCCAGGGCGACTTCGCCGATGCGAAAGTAATTAAAGAGATGGCTTATGATTTTCTGCGTCGGGGAGGAGAGATTGATCTTCAACATAGTGGAAAGCCGTTGAGTAAAGAACAGGCATTTGTGGCTGAATCTTTTCTTATTCATAAGGGTGATGAACGTTTCAAAGACTTCAGAGACTATTCGGGAAAGAAGGTAGACGTAACCGGCGGTTGGGGAATGGTCATTAAAATTGAGGATGAAGAACTGCGCAAGCTCTACAGAGAGGGCCAGTGGAACGGAGTTTCCATGTTTGGACCAGCGCAAATGGAAGAAGTGGCGGAAGTTGAAAAAGAGAATGCCCTTCTTAGTTTAGTAAAGAAGATTTTAGGTCAAAAAACGGAGGATGTAGACGTGGATGAAATCAAAGAAATGTTGAGCAAGATGAACCAGCGTCTGGAAGCCCTGGAGGCCGAGAAGAAGGCCGCTCTTGAAAAGCTTCAGAAGGAAGCTGAAGAGCAGAAGCAGAAAGAACTGGAAGCTCTCAAGAAGAAAATTGAAGAGCTGGAGAAGCAGAAGAAGGATGAGAAGAGCGACGAGAAAGAGACCCCTGAAGAGAAGTTGGCTCGTCTTCAGAAGGAAAAAGAAGAGGCCGACAAGAAGGCTGCCGAACTGAAGAAGGAATTGGAGGAGTTGCAAAAAGCCTCTAATCAGCCTCCGGAGGATGAGGATCTCAAGAAGTCTGATAAGGTGGTCTCTTTAAGCAAGGCCGATTTGGAATTGGTGGAACTTGGTCGGAAAATGGCTAAGGCCGTGAATGCAGAAATTGAAAAGAAGAAGAAATAAGGAGATAAAAAAATGGCATACGACGACAATCAGCTCTTTTCTCAGGGCTCCTATGATCCTTATCCGAGGATTAAACCCGTTCATCAGTATCCTAAGACTTTTGCTGCTGGAACGGATAAGTTGGAAGTTGGGACGCCTGTGGCTTTTAATACGTCTACTAAACAATGGGTGGTTTGGACCTCCGGCGGGGCCAATGGAACGGGGGAAATCAGAGGTTTTGTTTATCCGGAAGCTATTCAGCTTGTAAGTGGCAAAGAGGTTTTGGGTGTGGTTATGATGGCGGGCGAGATTCATTACGATGATATTGTCCTGCCGTCGGGTGAAACCGAATCCGATCTGAAAGATAGTTTGAGAGCTGATGCTGTGCGGGAACGTGGATTGTGGATTACTGGCCTGGATGAGGTCCGATAAGGAGGAAATAAAAAATGGCATATTCTGTTGATGAACTTAAATGGCAGACTCTGACGGCGATGGTCAATGAGATCAAGCTGCCTCAGAGCTTTTTGAAAAATAGACTTTTTGCGGCTGAAAGAACTCTTTCTACTGAAACGGCTGAAATCGGATACTTCACCGGTGGGCGGAAGATGGCTCCCATGGTGCGGGTCAACGGAGAGGCTGTCATGGTGGAGGGTCTGGGAAAGAAATTCGCTACGGTTTCCATGCCCAATATTCGCATCAAGCGCCCCATGACGCCGTCGGAACTTTTCTTTGGTCGGCAGCCTGGCACGGTCATCTTCCCGTCTACTGGAGAACAGCTTTCGGCTATCCAGCAGGCTATTGCTCGTGATGCAAAGCACCTGATGGACCTGATCGAGAATCGTGAAGAGTGGATGGCGGCTATGGCGCTCCGGGGCGAGATCACGTATTCCGTGAGTGACCAGGAAGTCTTTACGATCACCTTCCCTCGCCAGGCTAGTCATAGCGTGACTGCCTCGCCTCTGTGGGATGCTTCGGGTGGGGATCCGGCTAGTGATTTCCTCGCTGCAAAGAGGCTTGTGAATAAGGATACGGGCCTGGTGTTGTCTGATGTTTATCTTGGATCTGATGCTTCTGCGGCTTTTCTTGCTAACCCTAAGGTGCAGAGCATGCTGGATACTCGAAATTACGAAGTCGGTAACGTGACCCGAGTTGGAGACTTCTCTGCGCAGGGCGCACTTTATCTGGGTCGGTTCAGCGGAATTCGTGTTTGGGAGTATTCTCGTCAGGTGCTCAAGGAAGACGGTTCTGCGGTTGACTTGATTCGCCCCAAGTATGCTGAATTCGTGGTGGAGGGTCCCAGCAACCGTTTCGAGACTCTGTATGGCGCTATCCCTGACTTTGAAGCCCTGGAAGGCAGGAAGTTCGTCGGGAAGCGGTTTTCTAAGAGCTGGATGGAGAAGGATCCCAGTGTGCGGCAGCTTCTTGTCCACACTAGACCCCTTTGTGTCCCCATCCTTCCTGATTCCACTGTTTCCATGGAGGTGGCGTCCTAAGGATGGTTAAACATAAGCCCGGTCCCAAAAACGGGACCGGGCGAACCCCCTTTACTGGAGAATGATTATGGAAAGATATTTTGTTGCCAAAGATAAGGGATCACTTTGTTTGAAAGGTAGACTGTTTCTTCCTGGCGCTGAAGTACCTATTCAGGCTCTTGAGCGACTTCCTCGTGAGTCGATTGAATGGTTATTTGACCATGGTTTAATCATTTCTGTCGGAGAAGTTGAAGCCGTGGAAGATGAAAAAATTGGGTTTAAATCATCGAAAATGGAAAAAGAAGAAGGTGTAAAAGCCCCAGAATATGAAAAGTTAAGTTTGGATGAATTAAATCTTTTGGTCAAAGAAAAGGATCCAGAAATGGAACCTTTTGAAACCGTGGAAGAGGCTATTGCCTTTTTGAGGATGTAATATGGTTGCACTCAAACCTCTTTTTGTTCGAGCTGAGGCTCCATTAACTGCTTTAGAAGTATTAAAGCGAGAGCTTCGTCTTTCTGGGGTTCCAGAAGAATCGGATGCTGAGGCGCTCATTAATCAAGCTGTGCGGGAGTGCAGAGTTGGATTTTATCGCCGCTTAGGGGCAACTTTGATTTCTACATATGCTAATCAGGAATTGGTAGAAGATCCTAACACCGATCTTGAATATAAAGCCTATTTAGCAGAACTTACCGAAATCCGTTGGGTAAAATTGTTGCTGCTGAATAGGTTGCCGATTCTTTTTGAAGACTCTTCTGGAGAAGAAGGAGAAGCCTGGAACACGGAAGGCACTTTCAGAAAGAGTGACCGAGCAGCGTTGGAGCAGCTCAAATTACAGTTAGCTTCTCAGGTAGAAAGCGCTCTTCGTGTGCTTAGTGGTGAACAGGAAATGGAAAATACTTCCAATTGGAATATTACTTTAATTGAACCGAAGACTACTCCAGGTCGGAGTGGTACTAGTATTTTTAATTCGGAGGATGAATAAAATGGCAGCTCGGAAGAAGCCTAAGAAATCTGCTCCAAAGCAGAAACACTTAAGTACTGAACAGAGAAAGCGTTTAGCTAAGAAGAACAAGTCTTCAAATTTTGCTGTTCCGTCAAAAGCTCCTGGACATGGGAGCTATCCAATTCCAGATTTGGCCCATGCTAGAAATGCTTTAGCTCGGGCAGCGCAGCAGAATGATCCTGCTCTGGAGGCTCGGGTAAGGCGGGCAGTTTATCGTAAGTTTCCCGAACTTAAAAAGCGAGCTGAGGCAAGAAAACCTAAGACTTCCCGCAGGAAGAAGCGCAAGTAATGCAACTACAAAAAGCTCGCATCTACAATAGACTGTTTCAATTGGGCAAAGGCGGATCCTTCTATCGAGTGCGCTATTTGTCCGATGGGACAATGTTGGGAGATTTGAATGAAGACGATAGAGTTGCTCCTAAAACTGTCCTGGTGAATGAGACTGCGGCGAGTTTTGATATTCCAATGCAATTTCGGCGTTATGCTCGAAGAGAAAGGTCGGGCTGGACCTGGCAATTGTATTTGGCTTTTGATAAAGAAGTAATCGTCGAGGCATTTGAAAAGGAATTGATCGAACAAGCAATTATTTTGCCTTACGATAAAGAAAATAAACTACAACAAGTAACTTTGGAATTGGTGGATTCAGAATATACTCATCCGGTTAAAAGAGAACCGGCTAATGGAACACAAGTAACTTTAACTTTTCATGCGACTTTAGGTCCCGTATAAGGAGGAAACATGCCTGGTATTAATGAAGCTGGAACGAACAATGTAAATGATTATAATTTGGGTCGAGGAATTCTCTATTTTGCTCCTGTGGATTCCAATCAGGTTCCCATGGATTATCGTGATCTGGGGAACGTCACCGACTTCAAACTGACTCCTACGGTGGAGACGTTGGAGCACAAGTCTTCTCGGACCGGCCTGAAGGTTACCGATAAAGAGGTGACGCTCTCGGAGAAGTGGGAAGTCTCTTTTACCCTGGACGAGTTAAACTTCGAGAATCTTGCCCTCTTCATGAGTGGTGAAGCGAATCAGAGGACCAATGCTGGTGGAAGTGCTCTTACTGGTAGTGATAACTTTGTTGTCTATGAACAGGGGCGTTGGTATGATCTCTATAGCGATGCTAGTGGGCGGCCTACGACCGACCCTCAGGGAGATCGGATTTATGACATCGGTACAGTGACGATTCAGCCCTCGGGCGGTGGGTCCGCTTTCGTGGAAGGTACGGATTATACTGTCGATTCCGTGATGGGCCGAATTTTCGTGATCGATGGGGGATCTATCACCGGTTCGAGTTCTGGTATTGCTTACGATTTGGATATTGCGGCCAATGGTAGTGCTGCTGCTAATTTGGATCGGGTGCAGGCCATGAGTCTCAGCAGTATCGAAGGCGCTTTGAAGTTTATCGCTGAGAATCCTGCCTCTAATGGGGTGAAGGTCGAATATCAGATTCACCTTGTTCGGCTCCAGGCTGATGGTGACTTGGCGTTGATCGGAGATGATTGGTCTACTTTCTCCTTTAAGGGAGTGGTTCAGAAAGCTTCGACGGCCGATCCTGACAGCCCCTATTTTACGATTATCACTCATGAAAATGCTTAATTCTCCAACAGCTTGATGTATAATAGATCAAAGCTCGGGGGACCTCTCCCCCGAGCCTTGACTGTTTCATTTCTAAACATCTTAACTGGAGGTTAAACATGGGCTGGAAAGATTCTTTCGCATTTCTCTCCGAACCGAGCGACGTTTACGAAAAGGAAATCAAAGGACAGACTCTTCGTTTTTATCCGCTCTCGATGGGCGCTCTTTTTTCCCTGCGTTCCTTGACCGGAACCCTTGCCAAGGCGCTTTCGGTCTTGTTTCGGGATTCGTCGAAAGACGTGGCTCAGGAGCAAATTCAGGACGGTGAGCGGTCGGAAATCCGCATCCAGGCCATTGACCCTAAGCTATCTGAACAGCTCGCTAAAGGGCGCGAGGAGGCTCTGGGGAAGCTCATGGATCTTTTGACCAATCAGGATACCGCTATGGTGATTGGTAGACTTCTTTTTGATTCCTTGAGAGATCTTCGTCCTGAAAACTACACCAACAAGGATGCTCTCGAATTCGTTCGTTCAATGGACCTCGACACCCTTAAGGAAATGCTGATGGGCTTGGCGAAAGCCAACGGAGGCATTTTTGGCCCTTTAGTCAGCGGCCTCCCGTTGATGGACGGGCTCAACAATCTGGTGACCGAAGAGGTCAAGGAGGACGAAGAGGCTCCCAAAGCGGAGTAGTCTCTGAAAATTTCTGGACAGAACTGCGAGAAGCTATTATTTATTTGGTTTCATCGGGTGGTTTCTGTTTAGAATTCCTTTTAGATCTTCCTCTTCCTTCTTTCGACCGCCTTATGGGCAGTTTCGTGCGGGTCCAGGCCAGAGAACATTACGAATTGCTCCAGATCACGTTGGTGGGATCTCAAGGAACCCGAGAATCTATTTCTGAGCTGTCTAAATATTATTTAAAACAGTTTAGACGACAAAAAAATCCGCACGATTTAATGATACGAAAGTTTGGAGTTAAGAAGGATGGTAAATAAAAAAGATAGGTTAGAAATTGAACTAGTCATTCGTGACTTGTTCTCTAAAACTTTAAAACGATTAGATCAACAGATCAAGGGCTTGACTTCTGTTCTCAATTCGTTTAAGGATAATTTTAAATCTGCGGCTACTGATCTCCGAGCTTTCAATCGAGTGATGAACTCAACCGCCGCCGGAATGGGCAAATTAAAAGCTGCCCAGGCTGCACTTTCTGCTCAGGTGCGTGGAACCACCCAATCTTTTGGAAGTTTACGAAACAATCTCAAAGTTGCCAATAACGAGCTTCGTTCTTTTTCTCGGGCTACCAGTAAACTCGGTAAAGCTTTCGTCAATTTAGAAGCTCTTTCAAAACGGCTGGCGAGTCAAGAAGTAAATCTTTCCCAGCTCCTCAAAGCTCAAGCGGCTCAATACCAACGTTTAGCGGCGGCAGCCCGAGAAGCGGCTATTGCCAAAGAGCGTTCCGCTGCAGCGGGGAAGCCCATTACACGGGGAGCAGGAAGAAATATCTGGACAGGAGCTAGAGAGCTTACAGCAGACGAAGAAAAAGCACTTCAAACCAATTTACAATTTAAAGCCTTATCTTCTCCTCAAACTACTAAAGGAATCAAAAAGGCTGTTGACACCGTTAAAAAACTTCGTTCTGAATTGTCAGGGTTGCCGATTCAGCAATTGCGTCAATTTGGAGTAAATGCACAGTTTGCAGCTGCGAAAAGTACTGTTTTTTCGAAAGGCATTCAAACCAATATCGCAAGGTTACGAGCGCTTCGTACGCCTGTAACCGCTACTTCTGAAGCACTCGCTAAAGTGCAGCTTCGTTGGAAAGCTATGATCGCTGGAATGAAAGCAGGCGATCAAGAGATGAATCGAATCTCTTTCACCTTCCGTAGATTGTTTGGCATCTTGGCTGCATTCGCCGCCGCTCGCTACGCTGTGGCGGGCTTCTTCGGTCTGATCAAAAGCTCGATTGCTTTCAATGCTAATATTGAACAAGCCCGAATTGGGATTGCTACTTTGTTCATGGCAACTTCGGAGATGACTGATCAGACCGGTAAATTGGTCGAAGAGAGTCAGCGCTTCCCCCTGGCTCTGCAAGAAGCACAACGTCAGATGCAACAGCTTCGGTTGGATGCATTGAAGTCTACGGCTACTTTTCAGCAATTGGTTGAAACTTATCAGGTTGCCATCGCTCCAGGCATTCAGGCAGGGTTGAATCCAGATCAAATTAGGAAGTTCTCTTTGCGCATCGCCCAGGCAGCGGCGGCTATTGGGCTTCCCATGAATCAGCTGGCTGAAGAAATTAGATCTACTCTGGCCGGGACCATCCAGCTCCGTACGACCCGAATTGCTGCGGCCTTAGGGATTACCAATGAGGACATCCGCAACGCCAAAGAGGCGGGGAAGCTCTACGAATTCTTAAATAAGAAATTTCAAGCTTTTGCGCAGACGCAAGATATTGCCGCAGGTACTCTCCATGGCTTAATTCAGCGGCTTAAGGATTTTGGTCAAGTGGTGGCTGGAGAAGCCGGAGAGAGCTTCTTCAAGCGTCTCAAGGGCTACCTGGCAGACATCATCAAGTCGGGTTTGCAGATGAGGGGTGGGCTCATTCGCCCGTCTCAGAAAGCTGTACAGGCATTCAAACTCATCTTTGAGCAGCTCGAATTAATTTTGAAAGATCTGCATGATTTAGCTCAGGGAGATTTCTTGGCAGGCATGGCTAGAATTATTACCATGTTACTGCAAGCTGGAAGACTTATTGGACACTACTTTGTGGGCGGTTTTATTGTTGTAGTAAACTCCTTAAATATCATTGCTAAACTTTTAAAAGTTATTACTTCAGTCGCTCAACTAGTTGGAATTGAAGCAAAAAATATTTTTCAAATTTTGGGTTTAATTGTTATCGGCCAAAAGCTTGCTGTCTTTACTGCATTGCGGTTGAAAAAAGTATGGGGAGCATTAGCGATTACAGCTAAAGAAATCAAGACAGCCTTTATCGCCTTAAGAGGTCTTACATTTACTTCTTTAGTTTCTTCTACAAAAGCTTTGGCTAGTGGTTTTAAATCTATTATCATTTCTGCTATGGGCGTAATGGCGCTTACATATGGTATTAATGAAGCAACTCAATCTTTAATTGGAACTAGTTTTTCTGTTGCCTATCAACTTACTTATGCCTGGAAGCTCTTAAAGGCCACCATTGAGGCGGTAACCAATCGAATTTTATTTTCGATTGCTACTATGGCTAAAAAGAGTGCTGAATTATTGTATCCTTTGCATTTGATTTCCACCAAAACTTTAACTAAAATAACTGCTGCTTGGGAGATTCAACGTAAAAAGATGTTGGATACAATGGACATCTCTAAAAATGCCGCTCGGGCTATGGATGAATATGATCGAGCTGCGGATGCTGCCAAGAATAAAATCGAGAAAATGGCAAAACAAGAAGGAGAATTTCACCGTAGACAGCAGGCGGTTTTAACTTCGCAACAATTATTGAACAATGAATTGGAAATTACCAAAAACCATCTTGAAGCTACTTTAAATTTATTGCGTAGTGAAACTGAATCTTCCGCTCTCCCACGGAGTGTTAAGTTACAACGAGAATTAAATCTTCAACTCATTAAACAACGAGAAGAGCGCACTGCCCTTATTAAACAAGGACGGAAAGAGTTAGACGATCTTCGCGCTAAGGGGGCTTTAGACACTGAAGTTGAACAGACTCGATTGAAATGGCGTGCCAAATTGGCGGACATGGATGCTAAACATGAATTAGCTAATGCCAAGTTACAATTCCAAAAAGAACAAGCTCAATTACGAGAACAAGAAAGTTCTATTAAAATTCGGGAGGAGTACAAACTTTCCTTGTTGAGCCATAAAGAAATGGCTGCACAAATGAATTTTGAACAAGGAAAAATATCAGAAATTGAATTGTTAGAAGCAAAAAGAAACTTGCTCACTGCTGAAAGAGAAGTTAAACTAAAAGCTGTAGCTGCGTACTATGAAGCAGAAGAAAAATTTGCACGAGAACATGGAGCTACAGCAGAAACTTTAAATGAGATTGCTTTAAAGCGCCTAGCTACTGAACAAAAAATCAACGATGAATATGATAAACAAGATGAAAAAATTAAACGGGTCGCAGAAGTTTATGAAGGAGGAATTCCTGCCGCCGCAGAAAATGGTTTAAAACTCTTTGCCGATAAGTATAAAGATGAGATCAAAATGATTTCTGATCTCATGCAAGATATGACGGAAAAATTAGCTAATTTCATCTCCGACGCTATCGTTGATGCTTTTGATCCTACCAAAGATAAACCCATTAAAGAAAGATTTGGAGAATTCCTTCAAGATTTAGCCAGGATGATTATGCGATTTGCTATCAAGATGGCAATTGCTAAAGCTATTTCTTCAGCTTTGGGTGGAGGGGTTGGAGTTAATTTGAATGTTGGAGGTGGGGGTGTAAGCAAATGGCGAGGTGGTTTAATTGATGGAGTTTCTAAAAGTCGGGCTCGACCGACTCTCGCTCATCTAGGAGCCTCAGGCTTCGCTCAGGGCGGACGCCCGGCGGGCATCCACCCTTCCGATACCATCCCGATCTGGGTGGCTCCAGGCGAGTATATCGTCCGCAGAGAGGCCGTCCGCCAATATGGAGTCCAAGCCCTAGAGGCCATCAACCGTGGGCTCTTGAATCCAGTGGCCCTTAGGTCGATGTTAGGGAACACTTCTCGGATCCTGCGCACGCCTCAGGGACCTGGCTATGCCGAGGGCGGTGTGGTTGCCACCGTGGCAGACAGTAAAGAGCCTGCAAAAACCGAAAAAGAAGCTACCATTACTCCAGCGATCATCGTAGCAAACGATGAAGCTCTAGATCGACTCCTGACAGGAGGAAAAGGAGCTTTCCTTCGTTTCTTGAACAAGCACTCCGCGAAAATTAGGGAGGCTTTAAAATAATGGTTTTAAAGTGGGTAGAAGGGTTTGAGTTTCTCCACGGAAATGATGCTTTTTTTCAAGCAAAATATACTACTTTCAATAGTAGTCAAAATGTTTCAGTAGGAACTGGAAGATATTTTGGAAAATCAGCTCATCAACCTGTTTTTTCTTTTCGTCCTTTTTCAGTAAATGATGAGTGGACAATTGGATTTGCAATAAAACAAGGCTTTAGTGCAAATCCTACAGATGTTTACGAACCAAATAATTACATTGCCTTTCGTAAAGCGGGAATAGAACAATTTACTTTAAAATTTAAAAGAGTAACTAATAGTTCATTTGTTTATGCCATCTTAAGGGATTCAACAGAAATTGCCTCTGGTACAAAAGAGATCCATAATTTAGAAGGCTGGCACTATATCGAAATTTATTTTAAAGCTACAGATAATGGAGATCTAGAATTGAGAATTGATGGTTTTCCAGACATTGTAATTTCTGGAGAAGACCTTCAAGCCGATAGTTCCTCTGGAGTAGATAATATAGGTTTTACTTTAAATAGTAGCTACCTTGATGATATATATTTATGTACTGGAAAAGAATTTCTTGGCGATCAAATCGTTGAAGGAATTGAGATGGTTTCTGATGCCAGTCCGAATCAGTGGTCTCCCGGAGGGTCCAATCCAAACAGTGACCACTATAAAGACATAGAGCCAAGTTCTACTCCTACAAATAATTATCTAGAAGAAGATACTGCAGGACAAAAAGAAGTTTTTGGATTGGCTCAAGAAATTCAAACCCATGAAGAATTAGAAGGATATCAATTAGATATTTTTGCGGAACTAGATGCTGCTGGATCAGAAGACATGCATATTATTGATGGAAGTTCTTTTACTATTACTTCAACTTCTTGGGAGCATAAAAGCGAAATTAAAACAGATTCCGCTTTGCCTTCAACTCATGGATTTGAGAAGGATTAAAAATGGCTAAGATTCGAGTAGCTCAGTTTACGATTCAGGTCTTAAAAAGAGCTGAAGACATTTTACGAGCTTATATCTCTAAACCTTCTTGGCAAGACCAATTACTTCCCCATGATTGGGTACAGTCTTTCTCTATAGAAACGGCTTACCATACCGATGTAACAATCGCAAAAGATAAACAAACTGAAGAGCGTCGAGCTTTATTCGGACGACCGACTCGAACTCTAAAAGTAAACTGGACTTCTATTCCTACTGAAGATCTGGAAAAGATGTTACACCTCATGCGTTATATGAATGAGGAACGATTCTTGGTGCCAATTTATTCAGATATAAACTTTAATAGTGAAGATTATGATAACGGAGGTGCAACCCCACTAGTCGTTGCTGTAGAAACAAAAAATTGTAGATATTTTATCAATGGTTATGTCTGTGTGGAAAAAGAAGGTGAATTAGCTTTTCGTCGATTGACAGGTTTCACTAAGGATGGCATAAAGATAGATTCTGCTCTGCCCTGGAGTGGTGATGCCGGAACGTTAAAAATTTGTCCCTGTATAACTGCGGAACAGCTTTTAGATAGTGACATGAATTTGATCACCGATGAAGTTGGTCAGATTTCTATTACCCTTAAAGAAGCTATTAGCAAATATGCTTTACCGCCTGCTTGGACCGGATTACCTCTGGGCTGGAATACTTTTGAAGATCTTCCTATTATTGATCCCTTTTATTTACATAATTGGGTTGGGACTTTAAAGATTCAAGATCAACGAGCTGGAATTCAAAGTGCTTCTGGTCGTGGAATCTACACCGAAACCTGGGGAGATGCCCCGAAAAGAATAACGTCTATTAATCTTCTTCAAGATCGCGAAGAGGGGTATAAATTTCTTAAACTTTTTGACTCTCGACGTGGACGGCTTCTTCCTCTTTGGGTAATTGATGCTCAAGGAGGGTGGAGAGTAAAGGCGATTGGTTCTGGATACATTGATGTTTATTCGAGAGGTAGTACCAGTTATTTAAATGAAGTAAAATATATCGGAATCACAAAAGAAGATGGGAGCTCTGAAGTTCGAGAAGTGGGTTCAGTAACAGTACACGATGGAGATTGGAGATTTAATTTAACTTCTAGCTTTACTTTTTCAGCGGATGAAGTTATTCATTGTGCCAGGGCTAGAAAGTCTAGATTTTTTAAAGATGCACTTGAACAAGAATATGTTACTGATAATGTTATTAGAACTCAAGCAAGTTTAAGAA